ACCGAAGCTAAAGTAACTATCTCTGTTTTAGTATCTGCCAAAGTTTTTGGACGAATAACTCCATCACTTCCAGTTTCTCCAAAATAATGAGTAAATGCTGTTGCTGTTGGTGTAGCTGCTGTGTATATTTCTCCGTTTCCTTTTACTGAATAACTAACCGCTCCAGCTATGTTTTGATTTTGAGAAGTAGTATTCGTATCAGAGGCAGAACCGTTTCGAATTGTTACCGCTCCACCTCCTGTAGAAGTAGTGATTTGCGGAGTAACACTTCCATCATAGGCAGCTTGCAGCGTTGTTGCGGGAGCTGAGGTTGCTGCCCTTACTCCGAATAAATCCGCCGCAACAAATTTATAGTTTCCCGAAGTAAGCAAAGAAGTAGTACCTTGTTTTATGATTATCCAACCTATACGGCTCGCAAATCCTTTTGTATCAGGGTCAGAGGCCACTGAGTTAGCAATTCCAGCATCCGCGGCATTTAAATCATCATAAACTACCTGCCCGTAATCCATGTGTATTGTTCCTGTACCGCCAAATCTATAAACTACTTTTACTGTAAATTTGTTGTTTGCAACTAATTGCAGTATTCCGCTACCATTGTCGTAATAATTCGGGTCAACCGTAGAGGTATTTACAGCATTCCAACCTCCTGAGCCGTTACGGAATTTGTTCCTAAAAGCTGTAGCATTTACCGCTGGTTCAGTTGTTATATTTGGCGAATTTCGGTTATTAATAAAGTTTGCGCCTTCTCGATATGTCCTACCTGCTGAAACGTTTATGTTTAGATTTGCGCCATTCGGAGCAATTGCGTTACCCTCGATATTAATTGAGCCTATAGAGTTTACAAAATCGTGAAAATCCCCCGCAACGCTAAACGACCTACTAGGGTCATTTACCACAAACGAAATAGTTGTAAAAGTTGTATGCGCTAATTTACCGAGATAAATATGTGTTCTAAATTGCTCGTTAGTTGGATAGCTATTTTGTAAAACTGTAGTTCCCGTATCGTCTTTAAGAACGTAAGTAGCTACAGAAGTAGCGAGATAAGGAGTTGTTTGTGCTGTTTGAGCCGTCCAAGTGACTTTTGTAACTCCACCTGTTAAAGAGTTAGAAATAAATCCAAAACCCGCACCAATATCGAATTTTGTGGGGTCTGCATTTATCACTAAGCCGTCAAAATCTAAAACTCCTGTTTCTCGCAAAGCTTTCAAACCTAAAGAATCTAAGGTTGCTGTTGATAGTGGTAGATTCTCTGGAGTTATTTTAGAAATAGTTCCGTCTGTTTCTACCGTGCCTAAATGCGGTGTAGTTGTGACCGTTGGAGCGGTTTTTGTTTTTACCGTTCCAAAAGTTGGATTTTGGTAAGTTTGTCCGTAACTCGCTACGGTTAATAATAGTAAAAAAAGTATTTTTTTCATTGTTATATTGGTTTAATTATATCTCCATTCTCAGGAGTGAAAGTTAGTGTAAAAGATGACCCTGTTTGCTCCCAGTCGTTGTCGTTCCATATTACACCGTTTATAGATACGGCTTTAATTTCCGCTGTGACTCCAATATTAAAAGTATCTGTTAATCCGTCTGCTGTGAATTGGATTTTTGGAACTGATATTATTACTAATTCAGGAAAATTCTTTATATATGCTGGGTCGTCTGGGTCTGTTACCGACGCATCTGCTTGTACATTTACTTGCGCTCCTTCTTCAATTCCATCTAATTTTGTTTCATCTTCTGGAGTAAACAAACTAATATCTTGTGTTTCAATTTTCTGCTCTGATTCGTTTACAATTAAAACCTGTCCGTCTCGTCCTAAGTAGCTAGGGAAAGTATCTAATAATTCTACAAACTCATCAACTCCACCGCCACCTCCGCCACTCGCTAAACCATCAAAAAAACCAGCAATATCTAATTTACTCCATAAATCGGTAACACTAACAGGAACATAAGAACCACCGTCAACTATAGTTACTTCCGAATAAAGTATGTTTTGCTTTTGGATTATGTTTGCACCGTTAGCGGTTTTAAAGTTGCAAAAATCGCCCTTCGTTAACAGTCTGTTTTGTTCACTCCTAACAGGTTCGCCACCGTCAAGAACTAACGAAAAAAGATTTCCTGATTCTTTTGTTATTACTAAACTGCTCATAACTTCATAATGTATAATTGAATTATGTACGGCTGCATATTTTTATCAGTTCCAGAAACTCCTGTGTCTTGAACAAATTTAAACCCTGTAGATCCTGCGCTATAATAATTAGTGCCTGCTAAACTTCTACCCGCTATACTATTTGACGTGGCTAATCCGTCAGTGTTATTTGTCGACCACGATGCACTTCTTAATGAGTGGCTATGTTCCACAACTACAGCATCCTTACTACCCCCTGTCTGCCCTAAAACCGACCATCCAATACCGTAACCTACACCAACTCTTCCTGCTAAATTATCTGTTCCGTTATTTCCATTACAAATCGCCCATCCTAAACGTAGATTCTTGCCTAGTCCGTCTATTTCGAAATTGTCGTTAAGGTAGGTTATATCGCATTTTATACGCTTAATATCTCCTGATTGAGCAATATTAGCCTGTATATAGTCAAGTAGTGCGTGTTCTACTTCTCTATGCTTTACAGCCGTTATCTTTGTTCCAGAAGATAGATTTTCGTCTATTAAATCTGAAATATCACTATAGGTTTGTCCGAAAGACAATAAAGGAATTAATAAAAATAAAATTAGTTTTTTCATAGTAATTAAGTGTTATAGTCAGGTTCTCCGTAATCCACACCGTTGTAGTCAGCCAATCCAAAGAAATTATCTTCATAATCAGGAGATACCGAGAAGTTTAAAGTTACGAAGTTTTCCTGAGCTGATTTTTCTGGGATTTCAATTGATTCAGTTAGGTAATAACGAATAGAGTTTATGTAGCATATTGGACTAGAAACAACTCTATCTAATTGAATAGCAATGTTTTTGGCTATACTTTGAGTTCTGAATAAATGCAGATAAGTTTCTTGCTTGTTTTTTATTACGGTTTGATTTTTTGATATTTTGTAACCTGTGGTAATTTCTGTTTTTAAATCTTCGTCAAAATACCAAGCTTGTAAACCTATTGATTGATAAACTTCGTCTTTAGTTTCTTTGTAATGAAATTGATTTGTTTGCTCTGATTCTATTTCAGTTAATTGAAAAGGTGTACTGTAGAATGTTTCGCCTAGTGTTTGGGTAATTTCTAAGTAAATTAAATCCCAACCAAAATCAAAAGGCACATCTTTTAAAGACCAATAAAATTGCGGGTTTCCGTTGGCTGAATTAGTAAGTGTTTCAACTAAGAAATAATCTGTAATATCCGTCTTTTCGTCAGTGCACAAATTAACAGCAAAAACAGTCCAATCTTCAAGATTAATTCCATCAGGCGTATCTGTAATTTGCACATATTTAGCTGGATTATTAGGTAGCAATTGAACGCCTCTAAATATAAATTGGCTATTTATAGGCGAATTTCTAAAGTAGAAAGCCTCTTCTTTTGTCCTGTAAATATTAATAAAAGGTTTTACTAATGCCATATATCCCTGCTATCTCAGCGTTAATATTATTAGTCACAAATATAATCAAAAAAACCTATGCGTTTATACATAGATTTTTATTTATTGTTTATCTAGATTCTATTTCGTTATATTCAGCACAATTGAAACTATTAAAAATATAAGTTTGCGATTTCCACACGTAAAAACCTTTACGACGCATTTCTTCTAAATGATTTTTGCCTTTTTTTGCTAAATTATTTATTTTTATTACCCATGTTTTAGCTTTTTCAATATCTTTCGTTATAAAAATATTATATTCTCTGTAGTCTTCATATTCTCCAGTTGAATACGAGCATAAGTAAGTTTTGTTTTTCATAATTAATTATTTATAAACTTAATAATTACCCAAGTCCACAATATAATTATCAAGGCTTTTAAACAGTAAAATAATATTGAAAAACGCTTTATTCTTTTAGCCGACTTAGGTATGTTGTTTTTTAATGCGTTAAGTGATGTTTCTTCTGAAATTTTGAATTTAGGAGCTTCTTTGTACGTAATTATATCTTTTTCAAATCCATCGTTAACGTATCCCGGGTGTGTTTCTGTGGTTTTTTGATTCATAGGTTTTTATTTTAAGTATTTAAAAAATTAAACTCCCCAGCCCTCCTTTTTTATATTCATGAACTTTTTTAATCTTGTGATTCTCCACGATTTTATTCAATTCTTTATCAAAAGATTCTTTCTGCATTTCTTGAATTATCTCAAATGCTTGATTTACTCTTTTTTTTAACTGTTCTATTTTATTTTTTCTTTTCATAATCCTGCTTTTTTAATAATCAAACAATACATAGCTACAACAATTAAAAACATCATAAAAGCCAAGATTATAATCTTGCTTATATTAATATAAAAAGACCACGCTTTAATCTTGACATCTTCTATTTGTTTGATTTCTTCTGAAATGTTATTTTCTAAGGCTTTCATCGCTATTTCGTATTGCTCTTCTGTGAACTTAGGAGTTTGTTTCATTTATTTTTGAAATTAATTCCTGATTAGTTAATGCGAAATATAGGTTTTGAGCTTCATGTAAGCAATCCTTAAAGTTTATTAATTCATCATTGAAATAAAACACCCATTGTGTTTTTGTTTTTTCAATCTTTATTGCAGGATGTAATCTGTCATGATAAATTAATCTTGTTCCGTAACCTACAAAATCCCAATACTTATCATCTAAATCAAATACGCATTCTTCGGTTAATGGAATTGGCTTTATTGAAAGTAAATCAGTAGAAAAACAGCCTATACTTCCTTTTTCTTTGTCTTTAAATCTTATCGTGTCGTCTTGGTGCACGGTGCTTACTTCTTTTATTTCTTCGCCATAAAACAATAAATTTCCTATTCTTAATTCTTTTGATTTCATAACTTTTTATTTTTAAGTGATTCTTTTAATATCGCTGCATCCTGATAGCTTTTAACTAAATCACTTACAGCTTGTTTGTTTTCTTTTGGAATGATATAAGTTACTCTTACTCCATTTGGAATAGCTTTCCTTCCTGCTCCTTTTATGTTTTTAGTCATTGTTTAATAATTCAGGATTGTCGTTTATGTTACCTATTACTTCATATTCATGCAATTCAGAAGTTTTGTTTTTGTACTCTTCGTATAACTTCATTATTTGCTCATGAGTTTTTCCTTTTATTTCATTATGATAAACTGTTTCGCAAGATGAAAGTTCTAAAGGTATCGTATCGTACTGAATAGAAATACAAAAAGAACCATCTAAAAAATATACATCCGATTTATCCCCATACAAATAAATATTTTTTTCTCCTTTTAAAATATCTCCTTCGTAAATATCTGCCCCATTCTTATCTTTTAAACCGACGTATTGACCAACTGACTCAGGAACAACTTCGTAGTCTGTAAAATAAAACCTGTCAATACTACCACATGTTTGCAATGTAGAAACCATTATAACATGTCTCTCGATATCAGTTTCTTTGCCTAATATTCCGTAATACCCTGTTATCCACTCTCCATTGTCTATTCGTTTTCCTCTAAATTTAATTTCTCTACTCATCTTATTGTAATTTAACCGCAATTATTAATACTAATGTAAAAAATGCTACTAATCGGATAATGTCTTTCTTTTTCATGTTATTTGTTTTTGATTATTAATACATGACAAATATAGCACTTATTTTTAATTAAATGACAATTAATTAAAATATTTTAAATAAAAACCACTCTACTAAGGAGTGGTTAATAAGTCTAGCCATGTTTTTAATGTTGCTATATTTGGCGGTATCGCTCCGTTTATACTGATTTCCATCCAATACACAGGATTATAAAGCAATTGCCTTGTTTCGTCATAGATAAACACCTCGTTGTCTTTTATCTCGTAATCAATAGCCAGTACCCTTGTTTCGTTATTTATTGTAATAAAAGGCACGTCTGTAGTTATTGTCATTGAAGTAGGCTCGTGTTTCTGTTCTGCTTTTATTGATAGTAATTTGTCTTTTAAATTATAAACAACGTCAACAGGAAACAATTTTATAACTCTAAAATTATTGTCAATTGCTCGAATGTAACCACGAATTGAACGAATTTTATTAGTCAATATAATGAAGTCCGAAAACTCAACATCTGAAAATACAATGTCTTCATACATAACAGGTGTTACGATTGGATTTGTCGGGTTTATTTCTGAGCCTTCGATAACTTTTACTCCACCATATTTAAAAGTGTATTCTGGATTATTTTTATACCAAAAGTTTTTAATTGATTTATCTTTCCAATATAGATTGGCCGCTGCTAAATAACTGTTCCAAAAGTTATCTATATTACTTCTGATTGAATATCTTCTGTTGCTATAACTGAAATCTGCGTTTAAGTTTTCTGTTTCTGTAAAACCTTGATTTGTGTAATTCGTAAAAGGAATATCTTCTTTTTTTAGAGTGTATCTGTAAACTGTTTGCCTAACTCCGTTACCAGCTCCCGATATAGTTCCAGTGTTCTTAGTCAACTCTAATTGGTTTTCTGAAACAGAATAAACCGTATAAGCTCCTGCGTTTGTATCGGGTGTTTGTATGACAAAATCAGATCCAATAACTATACCCAATACAATAAAATTATTGCTACCATCATTTCTTAAAACGAGTCTATTATTGGATAAATCTTTTGTATGTTCTAATTTTGAAGATTCTATAAAACTAACATCGTACAAAGTGTTTATACTATCTATAGCAAACAAACTATCATCATCTTGGTAGCTTGTTTTCGTAGATATTTCTAGCGCTTTACCTCTAGCTTCTTCAATTAGAAAAGCATCCCTCACCCATTCAATCTCTACTACTTTTTTGTTTTCTACTTTCTTTGCAAAGAATGAGTATTTAGATTCTCCGTGAATGGTGTCAGAGCTATTAGCTACTTCATTTTCTTTTTTTGATTGAAAATTTTTGTATAAGTAATGAAATTCGTTTACCGTATATTTTGGATTGTATGTTTCGTGCATTTCTGAGAATTGAGTAGCAGGAAAAAACATCATTTCTTCGTTTCGGTAAAATTCATTCTCTAAACCAAAAAACACTTTACCATCACTCCCAATTTCGAAGTCGGCTTTAAACTCGGTTAACGACTTTTCAATATCTTCTAAACTAACAGAAAATGCACGATCATTTATGCCTCTCAACAAATTACCGTCAACTAGTCTGTTATCATATAACAAACCGCCAACGTCAAACGCAGGAGCTGTTATTTGAAGCCCAGAAATAGATTTAATAACCTGTCTCATTACGTCAATTAAACGAATAGATTTAGCAACCGAATTGTAGTTTATCGTATTGGCTCTGATTATAACATCATAGTAATGAGAGGTAAATTGAACTACAGGTGATCCAAAGGGCATAAAAGCGTATATCCATACAAAATCTCCTCTATTAGCGGATGCTATATTTATTTCTCCGTTATACGTCAATCCACCGACATCGCTTGCACTACCTATCACGTTACCTGAGCTATTAGGGTTGAAATCAGCCTTACTGCCTATAAAATAAGCCAAACTTATGTTATTCCCTAGAGATGGGTCGTATCCGTTTATTCTTAAATTCAATCTTAAAGTTATATTCGTGGAATTATCCTGAAATTCGATAAGTGGATTGTCTTTTATTCCATCATCATCTGTGCCTAAAACAAAAGGAACGTAAGAATTGTCTATTTCATATTGGGTTTGGTTTCTTGCAAAATTCATAAAAAATTTAGCTACTAAACTTGTTGTTTTCTCTATATCATCTTTCCATTGTGATGTCTGATATACTGGCTTGGCTAAAATCAACATATTTTCTCCAACTAACGGCTCGATATAATTTCCGTCAATATCGGTATTAGCGAATAAATTTACTTTTGTTGACAACCTGGTATTGATTATCTGAAGCTTACTATCTTCCATTACCGAACACTTAAAATAAGTCAATCCGTCCGTATCGGCTGTTTTAAAATCTAAATTACAAATATATTTATTCTCGTCATCTACTTCAATAGTTAATTCAACATCGCTTTCAAAACCAAATCTTCTGTTGTAGTATAGTAATTGTTTAAGTTGGTGGTCTGCTTGGTCTGTAAATTCAAGCATATTTTTATCAGCACCAAATGCCATGTCACGCCCCATTCCGTTTGGCTTTTGCTTTAACGAAAAAGTTATTTTCTCGAATTCGAATGGCTCTACGATTTCTACCTTGCCTTTGCTGTCGCTTTTGAAGTTTAAAAAAAATCTCATATACTATACTATTTTACCTCTTCTACTAACTCGATTAGCAGTAGAAATTGTTTTGTTACCGTTTCTTTCACTCCAAACTCTCATTCCGTTTTCATCAAACGCAACGTTATTTAAGGCTATTTTAGAAAAATGTTTACCCATAATACTATCTATTTGATTTGCCGTAGCTCCACCGCCCGAATTTACAACATTGTTACTCATGGAAATTCCTTTTCCCTGTAGCATTTCTTGAAGCGTGTTGTTCCATTGGTCTTGCGTATAAATTTCAGTTCCTTTTGGCGCATCCATAATCACATTACGCCCTTTTGGTTGCATAATTTTACCATCAGGAGTAACGATTGTCTCTTGAAAATTAGAGCCTTTACCATCATTTACCATCATCAAACCGCCTTCGTGAGTTCCGCCCATCCAGTATTGAGGTATTTTTTGAGAAGCTACCAAGCCTATTTGTAAAGCTCCGATTCCAGCTATTATTGCAGCCCACGGCATACCTAGTGTTAGCGGACTTTTAGCTATTGCAGCAACAACTGCCTGTGCCGTATCAATCGCAATATTAAAAATAGCCTGTTTTTGCTTGGCTTTTGCTTCACGGTTTGCAATCTGTTGTTTTTGTTTTTCTAAATCTTCCGCAAGTTTCTCCTGTGCTGCCTTATTATCGCCCGCATAAACCAAAGAAACTTCGTACTGAGACTGCAATCTCTCTTTTTCTGCATCGAAATTCTGTTGACTGATTCCAGATATAAAATTAAATGCCTCTTGTGCGCTTTCGGCTATTGCGTTGAAAGTAACAGCGAAGTTTTCTCCGAAACCGTCAATCTCATCGTTAAGCATTTTAAACGTTTCAGAAAACCCAGAATTACCAGCGAACTCATCAACAAAAGATTTTAAATAGTTTTTTTGCAAATCACTTAACTGAGTTTTCACATCTTCAATAGCTGTAGATGCTTCTTTTAAATTAGCTGTAGAAATAATTTCCCCACCGCCTGTCATTAAATCCGTTTTAGATTGTTTTACTTGGTCTAAGGCTGTTTTAATGTTTTTGTAAGCGGTTTCATTTCCAGTATTTAGAATTAATTCAGTTTCAAGCATATCAATATACTTGTCTAGCTGTTCAATGGTTGTGCCGATTGCAACACCTTCTAAGTTTAAAGCTTCTGTTTTTTCTTTTTTTAACTTTACAGATGCCTTATCTTTTTTGTTGCTTTCGGTCACTAATTGCGTCTGTTGCTTTTCTACCAACTCCGACAACACTTTTCCTTGTCTTTTAACTTCGTTTTCAGATTCTATAAAAGCATTTTTTTGTATTGAATTTTGTTTTAACAATCTCTTCCTAACTAACTCAACTTGTGTGTCGTACCATTTTGTACCTTTAAACGATATAGCTATTTTCTTAGCTTCGTTTAAAACAAATTCATCATACTCTTTTTTTCTAAGATCCCTGTTGTCCTCAAGGTTTTTTAATTGATCCTCAGCTAATTTTCTTTCTAATCCTTGTATCTCTCTTGTAGATGCTCCTCTTTGTTTTGCGTTTTCAACGGCTATAACATTTTGATGCGCTAAGTTTTCGTTATAAATCTTTACCTGATCATTTTGTTTTTTTAAACTAGCTGTTAATCTGTCTAAAGCTTCTTTTTCTGCGTTCGTGTTAAATAGCCAATCGATAAATTGTGGTCCCAAAGTAACTAATAATGTAGTTGCTAAAGAAATCATTCCGGTAAGTCCGAATAAAGAAGTACCCATTTCTTTCATTATACCGCCCCAAGACACACCGCTTTTCCTTAAACCCATAATAGCATCTTGAAAAGCTGCTATGTTATTGGAAATAGCCATAAAACCAGTTTGAACACTATTTGCAAATGCAGGAGCTTCACGGGTTAATTGATTTATAGAATTACCTAAAGCATTGTATCCAGAAGCGTAATTTCCAACATTTCTTTGGTTTTTCCCTATTTGAGCATCTGTGTTTTTTAATGCAGTTTGATAAGTGTTAATTCTAGCGGATAAACTTGTGAGTTGTTTTTCCTCCGATGCTGACAGCGTATTACCTAGCTGTTTTCTAATCGATAAATCATTGTAGGCTTTGGTAAGGACGTTTACAGAATTTTGGATTCTTTGATAAGCTCCTTCTGCTTTTTTTAACGCAGCCTCTTCTTTCTGTGCGTTTCTCTCAAACGAATCAAAAGATTTTTCTCTTTGTTGTTGTAAGCGTATTTCTGCTAAACGGCTTTGTTCTGCTTTTTTTACAATAGTTTCGTTTAGTGAAATATACTTCGCTTTTAATGCGTCAAGTTCTGCCGATGCTTTTGCGTTGTCATTGTTGGATTTGCTTAATCCGCTAGGCGTGGATATGTTAATGGTGTTTTTATTAACCGTCTGAACGTCCTGAGAAAGCTTAACTAATTCAGCTCGCAAGTCCTGTATCTGTTTTATCGCTTTTGAGGCAATTTCTAATTCATCAGCCATAATTAATTCTTTTTAGATAATTCTTGTATTTGTTTGCAAATTTCTATCCACTCAGACAAAACCATTATTCTAGGATTCATTTCGTATCCCTGTAAAGCTGATTTCGCAATAACAATCTGAGAATACAGGTTTTTAGTTTGCTTTTGTCCGTCCTCTTTTAGTTCGTTTGCTAACAATGCAATTTGAGTACTAATTCCTTCTAACGCTTTTCTGTAGTTAATTATCAATTCCTTATCAGCTTCTGTACTATTCAACTCAGGAAACTTAAACCCCCAAGATTTTAGCTCTTTTATGATTAAAAACCTTTGTTCTTGTTCTTTTTTATCGTTGCCGAAACCCATCCACATACAATGCAATAACGAATCAACAACCTTGTATTTTGCTTTTAAAGAATCTATTTTCGCCCACTTTTGTATTTTAAGTGAAAAACTTCTATCATCAATAGCTGTGAAATATTGGTCTTGCAATGATTCTTCAACTTTTATTAACTCAGGACAAGTTATTTTTGGCTGCCTACCGTCATAATCAACCAAAAACCAATTATTATCCTTGGTATTCGTGTATCTATCCCAACGATATAGAGTTAAATGATCTATAGTTGAATAGTGATTTGGTAATGATTTAACTTTTTTCATAAGTACTTTTTTATCCATTTTGTAAGCTCGGGCAATATTATTTGATACTGTAACTTCCTGTTGTTTTCTTTGTTCAACCCAAATAAATTAGTGTATCCAGCAAAAAATATACTTTTATCACCACTTCCTGTTCCTGTAGAAAATATACTAATTTGCGTTAAGCTTGGTAAAACATCTACTTGCAAACCTCTTAAAAAATCCCCTGTATTGTAGAAATTATACAAATCCCCTACTCTTTTCCTATTGTCCGATAAGGCTGTAGACAATGAATAAATACCATCAAATAAAGGATTCTTATTAAACAATTCTTTGTCATCACTTCCTATTCCTTGCTCAAACTGAGCTGTATTCATTCGGATTATTTCGGCTTCATTTTTATAAACAATTCGCTCCTGTTCGTCCAGAATGTTGGCTAAAATATAATCACAAGCCTTTATTTTATCCTTAATAGTTGCCATACATCAAAAATACAAAAAAAGCCGTCACAAAATGCAACGGCTTTAATAATTAAAACATCAGGTGGTTATGCTGTAACTACCGCTGTATCTGTGTTAGATTTATAAAGAACGTCTAATGGGGTTAATATCGTATCTTTAATCCTAACAGTAACAATGTCAGCGGCGGTATTTGCTGTAACGGTAAACGTGTACTTTTTAGTAGTTGAGTTATAAGCAACTGTTTGAGGCAATACTGTTCCGTTTCTGGTTAATTCAAAATCAGTAGTAAGTAATCCTTCAACTGAATGTGTTTTATCTAATAAAAACGCACTTGCTACAATTGTAGTTGAGGCGGCTGCAATCGGATCAACCGAAACTAAAACCTCATTTATTCCTGTTAATTCAGTGTAAATGAAGTCTAATTCGTTGTTAGCTATCCAAGCTGCGTACATATCCCATTCAATCCTTTGTGTTAATTGAAAGGTAACCGTTTGACTTGCTGCATCAGTCCCGTTCGAACCTGTATATTTACCGTTTTCAAACATTCCCAAAGTAAGCCCTTTAAAGCCTCCTGATTTTGGAGCTGTTCCAAAAAGAGTATTATCAACATCAAAAAGAACTAAATCGTAAGCGTTGTTACTCGATAGAGTAGTTAATGCTTTATGGAAGTTAATTCCGTTATCAAATGTTGCAGCGTACTCATACGGCATTTTACCCGCTACTACTTTTTCTCCTGAACCCTCACGAGTTACAATTGTGTCTTCTGCTGTATTATCAACAAAAGAAACTACTCCTTGCAACATGATAAGCGTACCGTCTTGTTGCAACTCACGCATATATGCTTTTGTGATTTCTTCCGCAAAAACGAATCCTTTTTTAAGCAACCCTAAAGCGGTAACTCTTTTACGATCCATTCTGCAACCAGCTAAACCTGTTCCTAAAACTCCCGCTCCAGAACAATCAACTTTATTAATTTGGTCTTCTAACATTATATAAATTTATTAGAGATTAATGTTTCTTTGATTTTACCTTCTGACAATTCAATTGACTGCCCAATTTTGTAAGGCTTATCTAAAGTAAAAGCTTTCTTTACTTTGTATTTTTTTAATACAGCAGGAGTCGAAGCGATAACCTCGATTTCTTCTGCTTTTTTTTCTTTTTTATCTTCTGCCATTTGTTTAAAATTTAATGGTGTTAATGCAATTCGGTGTACCGTCTGATTTCTCTGAAAATTCAATGTTAACATCTAAAACAATTACATTCCAAAAATCAACTGCTTTTGTTAAATCTTCTTCTGTGTAGTTCGCTTCACGCCTTTGATTCTCAATACTTAAAATAGTTGTTACTCCACTTCTTTCCAATGCTTTTAAAACATTATCCAACAAAGGATTTAAACAATTTATAAACTCTGTTTCCCATACTTTAGGATTACGATTAACTAAATGTTTGCTATCTTTTGCTAAAATTAACCTGCATCTTCTAGTTGTTTTATGAGTGACAATATTCGGTCTTTCATCTCCGTTTACCAACCAAACTAAAGGATATTTATTACCTGAAATTTGTTTAAGAAATAGGATTAAATCAGCTTGGTCTCCCCATTCGTATTTAATAGGAAATGATTTTGACCCACTATCAACATAAGGTGGTAACTGACTAAATATATCTTTTAAAATCGTTTCAGTAACTATCATAATCCTAATTGATTTTTAAATACAAACAAAGAAGGGTTCTCTCTTGGATAATCTTCGCTTTTATCTTGCAAGAACTGGATTAGAGATACTTCGCTGTTTTCTTTATATTCGCAGAAATAATTAAAAATATGCCTATCACTTCTATAGTTAGCGGGTTTCCCTTGATACTGCTTAGCGAAATCGTTCCAAGTACTAACCAATCTTTGAGTAGGATTTACTAAAATAGCACCTTTTGGTTGTCCTTTAGCGTCTCCTACACCAGTCATGTAACTAGCTTGCGTTTCTAACCAATAATAATAAACGTAATCAGCTAATAACGAACCTTTGTAAGTGCCTTTGGAGTAGATTAAACCATTCCAAATAAGATTAACGTCGTTTTTAGTGTACTCGACACCGTTGACTAAATCAATCCATTTTTGAGGAATACCTGTTGTATCTTCTGGAAACAAACCATCTTCTCCTAAGTAAGAATCTAACTCTTGCGCTTGGTCTACCGTTAAGAAATCAAGTAATAATAAACGACACTTTTCGTCAATCAACAATTCTAGTTCAGCAAAAGCTCTGCTGTCCGCTTCATCCAAATTTGGAATTTCTCTTTTTGGTGCTTGAAAATAAGTGTCGTCTATTATGTACATGATAGTTTATTATTTTACTAATTCAGCAATACCTTGTTTAACCATTGCTTCCGCTTTGATTCTGTGAGGAGCATAAACTTTACCAGCTTTCTGATAAGTCGTATCTTTCAACAGCTTAATAGTTAAACGGTCAGCGTATTTAATCACTGTTTTTGCTTCTGTGTTTTCGGTAATCATTGCAGCTGCATCGAAATTAGCCGCTTTATCTTCTTTTGCCATCTTTGTTTAAATTAAGGTGTTACTACTACTAAATCATCTTGAATATCTGAAATATCCCCAAACAAAATTGCTCCAGCGTTAGAAGCTTTAATGTAAGTTCCTAAGAACGCTTCTAATTTACGAGAAACTAAGTTTTTAGAGAAATCTTCATTCTCATAACCTTCATCATACATGATGTTTTCAGCAAATACAACGTTGAATTTTTTCAAGTCACCAGTTAAAATAGCACCGTCTCCAATTTTATTAGAGAACTTTACATTCACAGAACCTACTTTTGTTCCGTCTGGAGAAACGAAAGGAGCTACAATGTATCTTTCTTCTGCATCTTTGATACCAGCCATTTTAGCTTTCCAAACAGTATTTAATACAGTAGTGATTTGTCCTTTGAAGTTGCTCAAACGAATTCTCGTAGCCATTGCCATAATTACATCGTAGATGTTTGGAGCAACATAGTATCCAGCTAGCCCAGCAGGAACTATAAAAGCAGATGCCAAAGTTTCCAATCCTGAAAGATTAACAGTAATACCATCACCATCTAGCAATTGATCGTCAATTTTTTGGTCTACTAATTCTCTTGCATGCTCTTGAAAGTCCTGAATAATTGCGGGAGCGTGCATCATTAAACGTTTTGTGAATTTCCAACGAACAGCAACTTCTTTAATGTCGTGTTTTGTAGAAGTCCAGTCTGCGTCCGCTAAAGGCTTTAAAGCTCCCTCTGCAATAAACGCAGCATCCCCATCTTCATTGATACGGTCAGAAGTCCAGATACTTTCTGTCCCTGGTTGTGTTTTAACCGTAACCAATGGTAAAATGATATTCTCAGGCTTTGGAACGTGTCCTATTTCTGTATCAATGTAATTACCAAATAATGGAGAAAAACCACCAGCAACGTTTGGAGTAACATTTGCAGTAGTCATAAGTGCAGCAACTTTAATTACCGTGCTTGATCCGTACTGTTTGTTTTCAGGGTTTTTTGTATACTCTTCGATGTTTTTCTCAACGAAAGTAACGAAAGTTCCTTTTTGGATAGCTTCTTTACCGTCAGCTGTTTCTTTCATCTGATTGATAGTTTCCTGCATATCAGAAATAGCTTTGTTAGCTTTTCCTAAATCTCCATTGAATTCTTTTTGCATTTTTTCAGCTAAAGCATCAAGCTTTTTTTGTGTTGCTTCATTTTCAGAAGCTTCTTTTTGAGCGAAATAAGCATCAGCTTCTGCTGGTGTCATTTTGTCAATTTCTTCTTGTGATTTTTTGATAAACATAATTACTTTTGTGTTTAATTAATTTCTTCTTCTTATACTCTTTTGAGTGTCGTCTGACGGCTCTTCTTTATTAGTGTCAAGTGATTTCTCGGCTTGTTTATTATCTGTTATTTGTCCTGTTACTGAATTACTTCCGAATACTACTAAACTGGATTCTCTTACGTTTTTAGCCTCTTTAATGGCAAAGAAGTAGTAAATATAATCAAATTCATCTTTATTAGCTATCAATGGGTAATATTGGTCATAATTAGCTTTTGCTGTTGCATCGTCAGGGTCGTTGCTATCTATACATAAAGCAAATGTAACGTACTGCATCCTTACACTTCCTTCTATAGCGTCTCCGCTTTCTAGCCATTCTTTTACAGTTTCGTCTTTTACCTTGTCTTTTGCGAACTTATAAATTAACACCTCTGTATCTCCGTCATAAGGCTTTCCGATTAACGAAAAAGGTATTTTAGCTGTAAAAATTTCGATATGCTCTTTTCTAACTACGACTGACTTAATCTCTAAGTCGTGATCGGTAACTAAATAATTTTTTCCCTGTTGTTCTTTTATAGATTTTTTCCAAAGACCATCAATATGCAAATCCTCGTGACTATCTAAAACTCTGGTAGAATTAACTGCAATGTAATAGAAATTGTCGTCAATTTTAATTCCTTTTAACTGGTCTGTAAATTTCAATAAATCCAAAGATTTACACGTAACAGAAAGACCTTTTTCGCAAGACTTTTGTATTTTAGATTTCTTTGCATCAACAATAAAATCAAGATTATCTTTCAAATCTTTAAATAACTCTTCTTTAGTTGAGTATGTCTTATCTGGAAAATATATTGATTTTATCATTTCTTAATATCTTTTTTATCGTTTAACTCTTTGGTTTTTTTAGCCAGCTTCTCTTCTGCTTCTTTTTTAATACGCTCCTGAATTTCTTTATTACTTAATTTAGTTCCCATAATAATTAATTTAAAAGTTCAGACATTTTTTTATTTGCTTCTGCTTGTGTAATTCCGCCAGCATCTTTAACTTTAATAATATTATCAAGTTGCAATCCTACTCTTTCAGCTCTTTCTTTCTCAAATATCTGATTAAACATTAAATGAGACCAGCTCATTCTTATATCTTGGTATCCGTATTGATTCTCTAGCCAATCGGTTAGCATTTGCCCTTTGGGAGCCTCACAGTATTCAATCAATCTAGCCATAGACTTTTCTTGGTTCTCGTAAGTAGAGCCTCTTAAATTAGCCTCTAAAATATCTCTAGGAATATTAAACATAGTTCCAAACATGAAATAATCATTATAGAAGCTTTCATCAATTTTCAACTTTCCAATGTCTTCAACAAATCGCTTAATATCAATCATTGATTTTATAGCGTGCACCTTTTTATTAGAGCGTAATTTTTCCTCAATGCTTAACTTCTCAGTTTCTGACATTGGCATCTGAGAGACATTGTCAGGATCTGCTTGTCCTGCTACCAGATACTTTTGTGCAAACTCTAAGTTAATACTTTTTGCATCTAAAGCTAATTCGCTGTTTTTAATAACCTTATAGAGTGCGTCAATACGGCTATAACCCTTCATAGGATTGTTAGAACCTGCGTTAGTCAAGTCGTGAAACGGTGTTATTTCGGATAATTTAATCCATTTACTATCCCCGTTATCAAAACGGTATAATACAGAATTTTTAAATATATCGTTATAAGACTGTTTTGATAAAACTAACGCTTGAAGTTTCTGGATTAAAGACGAATCCCATTGAAAATTACAAGGATTTAGCCATTGTATATTGCTATTTTCATTAAGTATTTTAGAGTTGTTTGGATTGTAAAGATATGCTGTACCAAATATATTTAGCCAAAACTTGTAATCATAGTCAAACTGCGTCCAACTTTGAAACATATTTGGTTTTTTTGTTTCGGAATATAAAAAATCAACTTCTTTTATTTTTCCGTCCTGATACTGGTTTATTTTGCCTAAAGAGAAGATATCACAATCTAAAGCAATAACTTTTAATAAAGCTGGATTATTTAGAGCTATTCTTAACTTGTCAGCATCTGGAATTACCTTACCTAAAGCAGAGCTAGAGCTGAACATTGTATAAAATATATTCCCTGCGTTATCAGTGTCTATACTTAACGGCTCTCTTTGATTGCCTCCAAAACTTATATTAAAAGAAAATCCCATTAAATATAAAGTAAAAAAGGACTGTCCGAAATCACTCGAACAATCCTTTGATTATTTTTTAATACTAATTTTGTCATATTGTCTATGTTATCATCAACATTAACCTGTACAAACTTAATGATTTTTTTATACATTTACACAAATAATATTAATTTAATAATTTAACACAATGAAAAAAATCTTTTTAATGCTAGCTATTATGCTAACTATCGGAATTAATGCGCAAGTTACGGCGCCAAAGATAACCTATGCCGCTGTAGGCAATCTTTTAAGCTCTCCTACGCACGCAGCAACAGATACAATTACAAATACTACTGCAAAATATCAGTATGCTATTGTAAACGGTTCTAACGTGCATTTTACTATTCAATCTACTTTGGATAAGATTTCTGGAACTGTAGCTGGTACAGTTAAGCCACAAGGAAGTATTGACGGTGTTTTGTATAATGACATTGCGGGACAAACAGCTTTTACTTTGACGGATGTCGCTCAGCAATCGTGTAGTTTCGTTATCGCTCCTTCATCTTATCAATTTTATAGGATAGTTGTAACACCTACAGGAACACAAAGCACTAAGATAGCAAGTAAAGGACTTGTTAGGAGATATTAATAATAAGTATAATATAATAAAAAAGCCTCATTTATCTTGAGGCTTTTTTGTTGTCTAAAACTCAACAATTAGTTTGTTTAATAAACCTATTATTTTTAAATATTCTTTTTTTGATTCTTCTTTTGTATCGTATCTCCAATATTGAAAATCAGAATCTCTTATATTAAAAATAATTGTTGTTTCAGGATCAATGATATTTACATTCATAAAATCATTATACTTTATAAACACAATATCTTTAGTGTTTATTACAGAGTTTTCAGTGTTATCACTTATTAAAAAATCGGGTGTTATTTTAATTGTTTTCATATTGTTAAACTTTCTTAATTATTCCTAGTTTTTGTAGCCAAAGGGCAATATAACGGGCTGGATCAATAAGGTGATTATCCTTGTCCTCTGCCTCTTCTTGTACTATTCCGTACTTATCTACAACACGACTATAGTTTTCTTGTTCATAAGCTATATTTTCACTGCTATCAGTATAAAATACTTGTAAATTATCAAGTAAATCAATACCGTCTAATATAGAACCTGGCGTTTTAATTGCTGCAATAGCTCTTTCCCATCCTGCTTTTCTGAGCGCTATAATTTTTAAAGGTCTATTATTGTCACAAACTATATCGTCATTCTGAGATATTCCAAGTTTAGAGAATAACCAAGTTACAAATCCTTCGTCTTTTACTTGAATGTTTTGTCTTTCCAAAGGTGTTAATTTATCCTGCCATTTATTTTCAGAATCATAATTTAGTTCGTGCAAATACAATCTTCCATCGTAATATTTAGCCTCTAAAATACCGAAAGCATCTACTTTACCCCAGTCAACACCTACATAGGTTTTAGCGTGTATTTTTAAATATTCTGAATACGGCATTGGCTGCCAATGGAAAATCCTATTTGGTCTTTCTGCTTTAATTCCTAACCCGTAAATATCCCACTTTGTAATGCTTGAACTTTTCTTTTCTTCATTAAGCAAGCAGCGATATAATTCTTTTAGGTATTTTGATTCTAATTTTAACGGGTTTTTATCGAAATCATACTTTACAACATCATGTTCTTGAATTAGTTTGTTTTCAACTGCAAAGCTTCTTTTTACGGGCTGATACCCTAATATCTTAATTCGTTGTTCTGGAGGGCAAAAAGGATTGTCTTTGAATGTAGAGTGAATAACTAAAGTTCTTGGGTCTTTTTTTAAATCATCAATCCAATGGTCTTTTTTTGGATTCCAGTCTATAAATACAAAATCACTAGTTCTCTGGTCTATCTGATCGAAAGTGTCTTTTGATATTTTGTAAGGCTCATTTAGCCATGCTGCATCCTGAGTTAATCCGTGTACCGTCTCTTCATCATCTGTACCGTGTATCTCAAAAGTAGATTCTGTAACGTATGAAAATATAGATTCGGTTTTATTAAAACCTTGATCTAATTTATATCTTCCAGTTGATTTAAGACGCTTTAAAGTATCGTTTAGTATTGTCTTACGGGCGTCAGTTTTTGTGTCACGCCATGCAGTTAAACGTTTATTTTCATTTGAACGACAATATAAGTCAAAACAGTCTATAAGACTAAATGTTTTAGAGCTTCTAGAGCTTCCCTCGTTTATTATGTATCTATATTTTCTTTTTCCGTTTTCATCAACCGAATTAATAGCTTCCCAATTCTTTTGAAAAACTATTGTATTTTTAATCGTCATCGGATGGTGGTGTTATTTCCACATTAATTGAAGTGATGCCTCCTTTAATTTCTCCAGAGTGTTCTTGTTGTATTTTATCGCCAAACATTTTAGGGTAAAACTTTGCAGCGGTCCATTTCTTAGTTTGAATTAATACATTTGCTACACTTGGCTCTATTTTTCCTGACTTAAGCATATCGTACACATTGTTTATCTCTTCTATCTCTGATTCCGCTTTATCTTGCATAGTCTTTACATACAGGTCAAATAATTCTTGATGTTGTCTTTTCCAATTGCACCATGTTTGAAAAGTGGGGTACTCTTCTTTCGACCTTAGAATGGTTTTAATGTTATATCCTTCCGCTACTTCTGAACAGATTTCTATACACATATCAAAATTGTATTCGCTAGGTCTAGCCATAATAATAATTTTACCCAAAGTTACTAAATTTCCACATAACAAACAAACCCTCACATTTCTGTAAGGGTTTTTAAAAACTTTATCCGCTTTCGGATTGTCAGTTTAAGCTTTGTTTAAAGTCGTTTTTACAATACCTAATTACTAAAATAACCTACGTCTTTCCGTATATCGTCAATAAAAAATCAATTCTTTAAAATCCCGCTTAAACATTCGCTATCAATTTAAAGGT